ATGTTTGAAGATCATAAGGAACGCATGAAAGAAATTGTCACATGGGCAGAAATGAACGCAGGACTCATGAGAAAATTAAATGAACGTGACGCTGAAATTGCCAAATTAAAAGCACAATTAAATGACCACATCAGGAACGACAAACTTTAATCTAGACCTCAATAACCTCATTGAAGAGGCTTTTGAGCGTTGTGGTACGGAATTGCGTACGGGTTACGATATGCGGACTGCCCGCAGATCATTGAACCTATTGACGGTTGAGTGGGCTAACCGTGGTATTAATTTATGGACTATTGAGCAAGGGCAGATTGCAATGGTAACTGGGCAAGCTATTTATCCAGTGCCAATTAATACGATTGACCTTTTAGACCATGTAATTCGTCAGAATAATGGTGTCCAAAGTAATCAGATTGATATCAACATTACCCGTATTTCGGAGTCTACCTACTCTACAATCCCCAATAAGCTGACTACTGGACGCCCTATTCAGGTTTGGTTTAATCGCCAATCAGGACAGTCTAATACGACCGCTGTGACCTTAAACGGCACGATTGATGCTACGACCACATCTATCACAGTTAGTGACGCTAGCGCCCTTCCAATCGGTGGTTTTATCAAGATTGACAATGAGACAATCAGCTATGCCAACGTTATTGGTAACGTTCTAACAAACTGCTACCGTGGTCAAAACGGTACAACGGCTGCAAGTCATACGACAGGTGCAGCAATTACGATACAGAACCTTCCTTCTATTAATGTCTGGCCCACACCTGACGCTGGTGGTGGTCCTTATACCTTTGTGTATTGGAGGTTGCGTAGGATTCAAGATGCTGGATCTAACGGTACGGTAGAGCCTGATATTCCCTTTCGCCTATTACCTTGTATGGTGGCTGGATTGGCTTTCTATATGGCTCAAAAGCTACCAGACGGACAGGCACGAGTGCAATTTTTAAAGCAAGAATACGAGGAGCAGTGGCTCATGGCTTCTACGGAGGACAGAGAAAAAGCCGCTTCTAGGTTCGTTCCTAGGACGACCTTCTATGCCTAATAAATATAGTAGTGGCAAATTTGCAATTGCCGAATGTGACCGATGCGGTCAGCGGTATAAGTTAAAGGAGCTACGGAAGTTAGTTGTTAAGCAACAGATAAAGAACATTAAGGTTTGCCCTAGCTGTTGGGATCCAGATCAGCCTCAGTTGTCGTTAGGTATGTATCCAGTGGATGACCCACAGGCTGTACGTGAACCACGCCCTGATGTAAGCTATACGGTATCTGGAACAAGTGGTTTGCAACTAAATGGATCTAACGACAGTACGTTACAAGGCGTTGGTTATCCAGAGGGCGGTAGTAGAATATTTCAATGGGGATGGAACCCTGTTGGCGGTGCTAGAGATGACGGACTAACTCCTAATGATCTTGCCCCAAGCTGTTTGGTAGGAAGTGTAACGGTAACAACAACATAAGGAGTTGAAAATGTTTAAGAAAGACGCAGACGGAGTAGCCAAAAAAGGCAAGACTGAAGGCACCAATTTAGGTGATTCAGGTCCTACTGTTCTTGGTATGAAAGCCAAACCCAAGATGGGCGGCAAAAACCAGATGGACATGAAGAAAATGGGTCGTAATTTAGCTAAGGTTAAGAACCAAGGCATGATGCGGAAAAGCGCTGGAAGGGGTCGATAATGGCTAAGTATTCCAAAAAAGTAATGGGCAAAGAAGTGGGAGACGCTAAAGTCTACGCTCCTCCTCATACCATGAAAGGCAAAACAATCTCTGCTAAAGGTTTGGCTTCCAAAGGCATGACTGGATCTAAAGATATGTCTACTATGGATATTTCTGTTGATGGCATTAGCAAAAACAACGGCAAAGGTATTAATAAATACGGCAAGATTGAGATGCGTGGTGCTGGTGCAGCAACCAAAGGCAGAATGTCTAGCGGGAAAATGGGATGAACTATACGCAGTTAACTTCTGCAATTAAAGGCTTTGCTGAGAACGACTTCCCAGCAACAGTAGGTTCTTTTACGTCTGCCGAGCAGATTGCTAGATTTGTCCAACTTGCTGAACAACGCATCTATAACACGGTGCAGCTGCCAGCTTTCCGTAAGAATGTTACGGGGAATATGACCACTGGAAACAAGTACTTAGCAACCCCAGTAGATTGGTTAGCGACTTTTAGCCTTGCGGTAATTAATGCGGCAAATGAGTACCACTACCTACTTAACAAAGATGTTAACTTTATCCGTGAATCCTACCCAGATACAGACGCTGCCTTCTATGCAGAGCCACAGTATTACGCCATTTTTGACAACAACAGCTTTATTTTAGGACCTACCCCAGATGCTAATTACGCTGTGGAGTTGCATTATTTTTACTACCCACAATCTATTGTTACTGCCAATACATCTTGGCTGGGCGACAATTTTGACTCTGTACTCTTATACGGTGCGCTCTTAGAAGCTGCTAACTTTATGAAAACAGACGCTGATACCATGACTATGTATAAATCTCGGTATGACGCAGCAATGGCAGATTTAAAACAATTAGGCGATGCAAAAGATCGTCAAGATGCTTACAGAAGTGGACAAGTGAGGTATCCAGTCAGATGATTAGCGTACAAGGAACAAGTGCCTTAGACGGCATCCAAGTATTTACAAAAGACCACGGTGGCTTTACTCCAGAGGAAGTCGCTGAACGGGCATTAGATAAGATTATTCAGGTAGGGGATCAGTCTCATCCCTTGGTTCGAGAGCAGGCTATTGCTTTTAGAAATCATATTCGGGAAGTACTAGTCTTTTACATGAATGAAGCAGTAAAATTTGATCGAGTAACACTAGCTTATAAGCTACGGGAAGCTGGTCATCCTGAATTAATTAAACTTTTAGACGAATAGGAGTCCAAAATGGCTTTTACAGGCAACTTTATGTGTACCAGCTTCAAAGTACAGTTGATGACGGCAACTCATAACTTTACGAATGGTACTGGAAATACTTTCAAACTAGCGATGTATAACAATAATGCGTCCTTTACGGCTGCAACTACTGCGTATACGGCAACCAATGAGGTAGCAGCTTCTGGTTCATACTCTGCTGGTGGCGGTGCTTTAACCAATGTAACCCCAACTTCTTCGGGTACTACAGCATTTACCGACTTTGCAGATTTGTCGTTTACTTCTGCGACTATTACAGCTTATGGCGCCATGATCTATAACGATTCTGCTGCTGGTGATCCTTCAGTTTGTATCCTAGACTTTGGTGGTGCTAAGACCTCGACAAGTGGTACGTTTACCATCGTCTTCCCAACAGCAGACGCAAGTAACGCCATTATCCGCATAGCGTGATTAATAAGTGGCAACCTATTCTGGCTGGGGCAGTGGCGCTTGGGGTAGCGGTGGCTGGGGTGAGGACTATACAGATGTAGAAGTCCCACTCGGTGGATGGGGCTATGGTGGTTGGGGGCAAAACCCCTGGGGTGAGAATAGTGGTGGTTTAGTAGCAACAGGACAAGTAGGTTCAGTTACTGTTCAAACCACGGAAGATGTAGTAGTAAACGTAACAGGCGTTTCTGGTACGGGGCAGTTAGGCAGTGCAACGGTTACAGGTACGGCAGTTGTAAATGTAATTGGAGTAAGCGCTACAGGGCAGATAGAAGGTGTAGCTGTAGACGCTGGTTCTGATGTTGGTGTAACTAGCGTAAGCGGTATAGGACAAGTAGGATCTGTATCAATTTTGGCTGGGGCTGCTGTCTCAGTCACGGGTGTGGCAGGAACGGTATCTGTAGGCACGGTAACAGTAGTTACAGAGATTGATGTAAATGTAACTGGATTATCAGCAACAGGCAGTATCGGTAGCGTAACGGTTACAGGAACTGCCGTAGTAGATGTAGTAGGCGTTGTAGGAACGGTAGTACAGGGTTCTGTAACGATTGAGGGCGCAGCAAATGCTCCAGTTTCAGGACTTCAAGCCACAGGAAGCGTTGGCAGTGTGACCGTACAAGAGGGTACGGATGTTAGCGTAACTGGGGTTTCTGGAACGGCTGCGGTAGGCGATGTAACTGTTGAGGCTGGCAGTTCTGTAGATTTGGTGGGTGTAGAGGCATATATCACTACACCTAGAGTAGATGTAATTACTGGGCAAAATATTAGTGTCACAGGATTACAGGCAACGGGTAGTGTTGGAAGTATTGCAGTAGTCATTGGTGTGGCGGTAAGCGTCACTGGGGTACAGGCAGTTGGAGAGGTAGGAAGCGTATTAATTTGGCAGGTAATTGATGACAATCAAACACCAAACTGGATCGACATAAATGACTCGCAAACAGGCACTTGGAATGATATTATTGACACACAATCGCCCAACTGGGTTGAGATAGCGGCATAAAGGATAAATTATGGCATCGACTTATTCACCACTAAAAATCGAGCTTATCGGTACGGGCGACCAGTCTGGTACTTGGGGTACAACTACTAATACCAATTTAGGGACTGCATTAGAAGAAGCCATAACAGGTTCTGCCGATGTTACCTTTTCAAGCGGAAACGTTACTCTAACCCTAACAGACACAAACGCCAGCCAAACAGCCCGTAATCTCCGTTTAAACCTAACAGGCACTACTGGCGGTGCAAGAGATTTAATCGTTCCAGCAATTGAGAAGCTATACCTAGTCAATAACGGCTGTGCAGATGCTGTTACTGTTAAGAACTCAACGGGTACAGGAATTGCCGTCCCAGCTAGTAAATCAATGTTTGTATTCAATACTGGCTCAAACGTAGTCGATGCAGTCACATATCTCAGCTCTTTGACTTTGGGAACAGCCCTACCAGTAGCGTCTGGTGGTACTGGAGCAACTTCTAGCTCTGGAGCGCCTTTTGCTCTTAAGGGTGCAAACTCTGACATTACTTCGTTGACTGGATTAACCACTCCTTTATCGGTCAATCAGGGTGGTACAGGAGCATCTACTCTAGCTGGTGCAAACATCCCAGTTACAAACGTAGCCAACACATTTACAGGTTTACAGACTTTTGCTGGAACAACATCAAATGCCGACCTAAAGACCTCTAATATTATTGAGGTAGCTACAGTCTCAGCTACGGCAGCAACAGGCACGATTAACTACGATATTACGACTCAGTCAGTTTTATATTACACATCTAACGCATCAGCAAACTGGACAGTAAACTTCCGTGGTTCTAGCGGTACATCGTTAAATACGATTATGGCTACTGGCGAGTCTATGTCTGTTACCTTCTTAGTTACTAACGGATCGACCGCATACTACAACTCAGCAGTCCAAGTCGATGGTTCTTCTGTAACACCTAAATGGCAAGGTGGCTCTGCTCCTACTAGTGGTAATGCTAGTTCGATAGACAGTTATACCTACGTCATAATTAAAACGGGAAGTGCAGCTTTCACAGTACTCGCAGCTCAAACTAAATTCGCTTAAAGGTTTTATAGATGCCACGCTTATCTAAAATTGGTGCAGCAGCCCTAGCAGCCTTTGGTTGGACAGGGCTATCTACTGTTTCTGCAAGCTATCTTGTCGTTGCTGGCGGAGGTGGTGGTAGCAATGGCGGTGGCGGTGCTGGAGGTTATAGAACAGGCACAGCATCTCTTAATCCAACCCAATCTTATACGGTGACTGTGGGCGCTGGTGGCGCTGGCGGTAATCCAAACAGCACAGCAAACGGTACAAATGGTACTGATTCAGTATTTAATACTATTACTTCCTCTGGTGGCGGTGGTGGTGGAAATGGATCATCTGGTGGTTTAGGATTGGCTGGTGGCTCAGGTGGTGGTGGTGGAGGATGGGATACAACATCAACAGGCGGTGCTGGAAATACACCAAGCACTTCTCCAAGCCAAGGTAATAATGGTGGTACTGGAAATAATTCTGGAGCTGCTGGCGGTGGTGGAGCTGGAGCAGTAGGAAGCAATGGCGCAACAAATACAGGCGGTGCTGGAGGTGCGGGATCGGCATCTAGCATTTCAGGCTCTAGCGTAACTTATGCTGGTGGCGGTGGTGGTAGAGGATTTAGTTCTGCTGGCGCTGGCGGTTCTGGTGGCGGTGGAGCTGGAACAACTGGAAGCGGAACTGGATCTCCTGGAACTGCTAACCTAGGTGGCGGTGGTGGTGGATCAGGCGCAACAAATGCTGGTGGTCAAGGTGGTTCAGGCGTAGTCATCATCTCCTATGTAGGCGCACAACAATTCGGTGGCGGTGTCGTTACCTCAAGCGGTGGCAACACAATTCACACGTTCACCACATCGGGTACTCTTAGCCCATTGTCTTCATTGACAGCAAGCTATTTAATCGTAGCTGGCGGTGGTGGTGGCGGTGTTAATATTGGCGGAGGCGGTGGTGCTGGTGGTATGTTAACTGGCTCTGGTGTTGCAATTGATACAAACTCAACATATTTAGTAACTGTAGGTGCTGGTGGTACTGCTATTGCTGGTGGAACACAAACTACTACAGGTAACAACGGCTCTAATTCAACATTTAGTTTAGTTTCAACTGCCGCAGTTGGTGGGGGCGGTGGTGGTTACTACGGAAGTACATCAGGATTTGGTGCAAATGGCGGTTCAGGTGGCGGCGCTGGTGGACAAAGCACTCCAACAGTAAACGGAGGCACAGGAACAACATCACAAGGTAATAGTGGCGGTAGCTCAAGTGGCTCTGGTTCTGCTTACTCAGGCGGTGGCGGAGGAGGTGCTGGAGCCACTGGTGGCAACGCAAGCACAGGTGCCGCTGGTAATGGTGGAATAGGTTTATCTTCTTCTATCTCTGGAACTGCTACTTATTACGCTGGTGGTGGTGGTGGCGCAGGTTACGCAAGCGGAGCAGTTGGTGGAACAGGTGGTAACGGTGGTGGTGGTGCTGGCGCAGTATCTAATAGCGCAACAGGAGGCACTGGAACTGTAAATGCTGGAAATGGAACTGCTAACACAGGCGGTGGAGGCGGTGGCGGTTCATACTTTAATCAAGGTGGAACAAACGCATCTGGCGGCTCAGGCATCGTAATCATCAGCTATCCAGGATCAACTCAGCAAATGGCTGGCGGTACAGTTACTGTAGCTGGCGGTAATGTAATCCACACATTCACATCAAGCGGATACCTAACCCCAATCGTGTTAGTAAATAACTCCTTACGCTTTCGGTCTAGTGCTTCTGCTTATCTAAATAGAACTCCAGCTAGTGCTGGCAATCGGCAGATCTTTACTTGGTCAGGGTGGGTTAAGAAAACTGTTGTTGGGTCGTCAACAAATAATGCTTTATTTTGTTCTACTGATAATTCAACTGGCACTGGTTGGTTACATTTCAACACAGGAAACTACGGGTCTGCTGATACTCTGACATTTGAAGATCAGGCATCTTCGACTGCGTTAGTTACAACCCAAGTATTTCGTGACCCTAGTGCTTGGTATCACATTGTTTTGGCTGTTGATACTACACAAGCAACATCAAGCAATCGCATTAGGCTATTTGTAAATGGTTCTCAAGTAACTGCGTTTTCAACATCAACATACCCATCGCAAAACGCCAATACAAACTTCAATCGAACATCTTTTGTAAACTCTATTGGTTGTTACTTTACAGGAACAAGCAGCTTTTTTAATGGCTACATGACCGAAATCAACTTTGTTGACGGTCAAGCCCTAACACCAAACAGCTTCGGTACATTTAACGGACTCGGTGT